CCATTATAGTAAATTGAACTCTTCATCATTTAGTTTGAATTTCGCTGAGAATTTACTCCTTATGGACACATCAATCATACTAGGTGAAGGGTTACTTGACATCGTGTATAATCTATCATATAGATACACCAAAGAGTAAACTATGTTTAAGTTGCCAGTCTGTTTGTATATGGCTTTTATTGATGACTTGGACAATGATCTGGGATCCATACATGATCTTGCAATGAAATGATATTTACAAAATAAAACACGATCCAGGATCTTTTGTGGTTGGAATTTTGCTCTGATAGTTGGCAAATTATTAATTAAATCCCAATTAGTGTTTGGATCCATGAAATCATCATAAATATCTCTCTCAGGTAAATCTATTAGCTCTTTTATGTCATCAGCAGTCAGCTCAGTGTTCATTAATAATCCCATAATGTTTTCATCAGTATACTTATCCTCAGCATCATCAAAATAATCCACCATACCTTTGACTTCCCAATCATTGGATATCAAACCAGCTAACCTCTCTTTTGTGATATCAGATATCTTCGGTCTTTTAACATCTAAATCATCCAGAATTTCTACAAGTACATCAGGATTCACATCTGCAAAATCAAATTCAGAACTGAATATCCTAATTTTAGATAATGAATAAATTGATATTCCATTTAGGAAAAATTCTTCAAATTCACCATCAAATGGAATATAGTCTGTAACCATCAAGCCTAAAGGAGTCTTCATGATTTGATGACCATCAGTGTCATCCAACACCATACATTTTGATTCATCCTTCTCTTCCCTAACATAGATACTTCCAACATCAATATGTATGTCTGCAATATCATCAATTATAATATCAACACCATTAGGGTCCATAATCGGTTGTATCATATCAGTTAGGATCAAAAACCTGCCTCTTTGCATTTTTGATTTCAACTCATCCATGCTGATCTGAACTAATTCACATGCACTCTTCAATAAGTCAAAATTGACCATTGGATTCTTAGTCTCACTCATCTTGATGATATAATTATTGTAATTTTTTGACAAAATTAATTTATTATCACCCAACTGTACTAATAATTTAAAGTTGCCCCTGTATTGTCCATCCTTATCCATATATTGTCTTTGTAGCCAATAATGCATAATGGTTTTGGTTTCCATAGTCCAAGCTCTATAATTATCCAGAAGACCTTCATACATCAACATCATCATAATTCTTTTCTTAGATGACTGCATTATCACATTGTCCCTTAAGTATCTCTCTAGTGGGAGATCTGAGAAGTCTAACCTAATTGGCTTGTTTATGTATAGAGATAAACAAAAAATATTGAAATAATAATATAATTTATCATATATTCTGGGATTTGACTCTAAGCTTTGATTCATGATCAATGTGGTGCTTGTGTAATTGTGAAACAGATTTTGCTGTATCAGTGTGAGATATGATTGATCATAAGCTCTGGATGATGGTCCATAAATCACAGCTTTCATTGGTTTATTACTATAACTCATAATTCTCATTAATATTAACAATAACATTTTTATTCTTTGTGTCTTGTTTCCTTGAAAATTTTCCAATGTTATATCTAGAGAATCACTGATCACAGGAACCAACTCTTTTAGTGTGATCCAATCTCTGTAATAGGATGTGGCTTTATCCTTATCTGGGCTTATCCAGAAAGATTCAATCAAATCTCTTATTGGATTTTTTATTCTCATAGTTATTTCAGTCAATTGTAATGATCTAACATTTTGGGATTCAAAAGGATTTCTAGGGAAGTAGGTGGGTTTAGACATAGATAAACTAAGTAGATCCCTAAATTCTCTCATGTGTGGATAGTATTGTGACAAATCATCAATGTCATTTTTATAATTGATTAAATACTCCAGGCAGTCTGCATATGTGTATCCAACCATTTGACCTTTTGTGTATTTAGCTGATAATTCATCATGATAAGGTATTTGAAATGCGGTGGCTGACACCGTGGCTGCAACTCTGGCATAATAAATAGATGCAGCAGTATCCCTCAATGCCTCAGATGCTCCATAACTAAACAATTTCTGATATGTAACAACCTTCATCTCTTCCATTGTTTGTGGCTCTCTTAATAAGAGGGTTATATCTTTTTCTAAAATAGTCCTCATATCATCCCATGTCATGTCTATTTGTCTCTTAATCCTTTGTAATTTCCTCACTGGGCCAGTTGCAGCTTCAATTCGTAACATACCAGTGAAAATATTATCAAAGGTATTCATCTCAGCATATAATTCTGGATTATCAACCGGTATCAAATTATGGCATGATTTGAATAAATTCAACTCTTTGACAGTCAACTCATTGCGCCTATTCAAGATATTATAGTTATGGGATTCAGGTCCTAATATTAACATTATTCCTGGATCACTAATGGGATAAACCCCTAATTGATAAGGGATGTTTTCTCTTCTTAAGTCATAATTAGAGAAATCATTATATCCACCAATATGAGTATGATAGATACTTTCACAAAAAGTTCTGTTTAATCTGTGTGCTATCATGTATAATTCCAGAGAACCACCATTCTCAACAATTTGTCTAGATGTATTATATGATTCTTTCACCATTCTGAAAAATGAATCTGTATTGATTGGCATAACTGAGGCTAGTGCAAACTTAAATAATGTTGGAAAGAAGGTTAAATTTGATCCAAACATTGAATTGAATTCACTTATCAAAAATGAGATAGAACTTTTTGATTTGGATGTCCAAATGTTGAATAACCTCTCTGTTACCTCTTGAGCTCGGATGAATAATTCAATTCTTATATTGATTCTTTTAATTGAGTCCATGGGAAGAGCATGAGCTGTGTATGAATCATCTGAGGAAACAATATCTTTCCATACTCCGGGATCAACTCCTTGAATAGTACAAAGTCTTTTGTAAACTGCATCTCTAAAGCTTAGAGCACACAGATGTAAATATGATGAAGTGTAATGTAATATACCTTGACCCATGTTGGATTCATTATCAAAATATAATTCTTGAGTTTTGATGAAATTCTCCTTTAATTTTTGCAAGTTAGGTTCTGAATGTTTGATTTTATTTTCTGGATCCTTTAACCAAACATGAATTAGTTTTTCAGGTATCAAACACTTTTTATTTGTATGAACCATTAGTGTCAAGAGTAAGAACTTATACAGTGACTCGTAATGATGTGCAAAAGGTTTGAACATATAGATGAATTGAATTGGCATGAAGGATGGTCCCCATCTGGTTTTATCTAAATTATAATTTAATACAATCCTCTTAGTTTTATCTGTTCTCCTGACTTCTCTAACAATATCTCTCATGGTTGATAATTTAATGTCACCATGTGTTAGCATTTCCCTTTCATCATCCTTGCAAATCAATCTGGAAAAAGATTCTAATATGTTAATGGTGATTCTTTTTTCTATTGGTAAAATTAAGATTTCTCTGGCCCCACCTATTTGATTCTTCTTAAATACTTGAAAAAACATCTCATTAGTTATATCTCTTTTTATAACATCAAAAGACCTAACACAGTTCTTGTTCATCAGATCAATGACTCCCTCAATGCATCGTCTTCTCCTATTCTGTCTAGGGAAAACATGGCTAATCGGATCTTCATCATCCTCACCACCCTCCCTATATCTCTCTTCCAATTTATCAATGGATTTAGTTTTAGTATCTTTGGATTTCTTTGTTCTCACATCATCACTGTAATGATCCCGCTCAAATTCAGCACTAGATTTGTATGTGGCAAACTCAGATAAGGGCTTATTCAAGAAATTATTTTGTGATGCTTTTATGTGTGACAATCCAGCAGGATTCCTATTTGACTGATCCAATGATTGCAATTTGGATCCAATCATTATAGCAAATTTAGAGAATTGATTTTTATTAGGGTCATCAATTAAAGAATTCATATCATCAATTGGCTTTGAACCACCAGTGTGTAAAGCTGTACCATTTTTAACTACTTGCAATGTTTCTTCACCATCAAGCATCTTATTTAATATTTGAAATGTAGCATGAGTTGGATCATCCTGATTCTTATTAAATAGCATGGTAAAATACATCTCACACAATAGTTGTTGAAATAATATCTTAGGACCTTTTGTTAAAACTCTAGGTAACAATGACATAACACCTGCAAGTTTGTCAGAAACAACATCTGACTCTTGATGAACTTTCCCAAATTTAAAAGATTCAATATAACCTTTCAAATTAGAATTCACATCAATAACATATCTCTCAATTTTTGATAGTAAATATGCTTGTAGTGGAGATCTAACTGGTTCATGATATTTCTCTAATAAGGATTTCCACCATCTATATTTTGATAATGATCCCATCACCAGGTATCTTACATCTTGTAACATCTTACTAGTGGATCTCTTGTTCTCCATGTAAATCAAAAGTATAACACCCAGTGTGTTAGAGGTGTCTGATTCTATAGCTGTTTTTAGATGACCATTATCAAAATGGATGTATGATAAATATGACATTATCACTCTGTCATAACACCTGAGATAGTGATCTAACCTATTAGCGTCAATTGATATCCAATTTGTATGCATGAAGGATCGAGTGTGATTCCAGCCTTTGAAGGCCCAGTGATTTGAAACCTCTGATATTGGAACCTTATCAGTGGTGGTGAACAGTTTAAACCAAATGGTTGAAATGTTCTCTCCTGTCCTTAACTTTGGCCCAGGAAAAATCAAGATGTAAACGCCATCAACACCAGTTGGTTTAAATATGAACATATGTCTTCTATCCTTCCTCATTGCATTCAGAACTAATTCCCTAAAAACACTTTGACAACATCTTAAATATTCTAATCCTTTTGATTTCGCCTTATCTGGATTCTCTGAATCCCACTCTCTAATGTTGGATAACTCCTGGCTAAGTGAATCCAGGCTATTCTCATATCCAATTTGTTGATAATTAAACCAATAGCTTTTATTGGACATCTGTCTTTTGATATGCTCTTGACTTTTCATCTTGATGTAATGTTTCCTGCCAGGACCCTCCAAGGCAATATTGCTTTTCTCACTTTGACTTAGTGTTATTTTACTCATATGATCCTTCATCTGACCTAGTTTCATAAAGAATGAATCCTCTGAATCCAGCAATTTTGATTTAAATTTGACAAATTCATCCAGATCCTTCTCAGTTGTTCTTCTTGATGAATCATCAACTAATCCCTGTAGGTAAGGTAAGGGTAAGAATGATCTATATCTCATAGTGTTAGAATGCTTATCATGATAAGATTTGAGTAATCTAATAGACAACTCACAATCATCAGATTTACTAAATGATGTGTCAATATCCATGGCCTTTTTTGCAGCATGATCAATGAACTCTTTATCCTCATTAGTTATATTGGAATCAAAAACATTAAAAGTTAACATATCCTTCAACTCACTATCTGTGAAACATTTGAATTTACATCTTTCATGGTATTCAAATATGTCTGAAGTACTAATGCCTAACTTGAATTCTTTCCTCACTTCCTTAGATCTCCACAAATTCCATTGTTGGCCTAAAGGAGTTGTCTCAACTGAGTGAATTAGTCTACTAATTTTTGATACAACCATATAGATCTCAGTTGAGATTTCTTCAGACAAATTGTGATCCTTAATCAATTCAATAATGCCAGGCTCACTCATATTTGATCCTACCACTATGATCTCCAGATCAACTGTGAACCCACTTTTCCTCATGATATCAATCATTAAAGCATATTTGGTTATTTTTTCTCTCTTGGCTAATCTATTTCCTGAAACAGTTATTTCTGTGATTTTGATATTATTACCTTCAATAATTATTATATCAGGTGATTGTTTTTTAATTAAATCCCAATTTTTATTAGAGTGTAGTCGAGATAATTCTTGAATTGTGAATAATTGTTTCTCACCAAACTCAATTCCTCTGGATTTGCATACACACCAGTGAACAAAATCATGTCTAATTCTGAATATGGAATCATATTTCTCAAATGAGTCAATAAAATGCACCTCAGGATTCTCACTCAATACCAATCTCACAAATGACGAATCTAGTGATCTAGATTGAGAGATGATGGATTCAACTTCGGCCAAGTTCATTCTTAATTTAAAATTATATTATCA